ATGGCATTGTTTACATCAGAGGGTGACATACCCTCAGAGATATTTACTCCATTAATCGCTGTGTTGCTACTTGCTGTCGTGCTATATGAACTTACTGTCATTGTAATAATCCTCTATTCTGTAATGCTGTTCTGTTTTCATCTATTGGTCTGTCTAACAAACCAACAGCTCTTGAAGTTCTTAATAAATTTGTAGGTCTTATTGCAGTTCTAACTGGTGAAGGTAATTTACTAATTGCGTTATTTGCTGCTGCAAAAGGTCTTGAAGCTACACCAGTATAATAAGCAGCTTCACCCATTAGTCTAGGAGAGCTAGTAATTAAAGTTGGTGCTATAGCTAAAGGATTGATAAAACCACCACCCAACAAAGCTGAACTTCCTACTCCCAAAGCACCTGATGGGATTAAACTTTGTAATCCTCTTGGTGTTAAAGTGTTTAAAGATTGACCAGCAAGTTTTGCCATCAAATTTCCATCTGCTGTATCAAGAAGTTTTAATGCTTCTAACCTATTACCAAAGTTAGTATTTACATTATTTCTCATAACTGACTGTAACTTTCTCAAAGTTGTTCCAGCATCAGCTCTTTTGTTAAGACTAAGTTCGGTTCTTAATTTTTCTTCAAGTTTAATTGCTTCTTCATAAGCATTCATAACTTTTGAATACTCAGGTGACTCTTTTACAATTATATCTTTAATTTTATTTCTTACATCAGATACTAATCTACCTGAGTCACCAACATTAATACCAGTAGGGTACTCTGCATCAATTCTTCTTTTTAAAGCATCGAGGCCTTCCAAATTATGATTTCTTGGATCTAATCTCCATTCTTCAATAATTTTGTTTAATTGTTTTAACTTTCCTTGTGCTTTACTAGATAGTTCAAACTGCCCTAAAGTTTTGCTTTGCACTATATCTTCAGCAATATTAGAAATTATTTCAGGATTTACTTTTTTAGATCCTAAATCCAATTTTGATTTTCCCTCAACAAATGTTTTAGAAGTCTGTGCTTTTTTATTTTTTAAAGATTCAAGTGTATCTTCAACAACTTTTCCTACACTTTCTTTACCAGTAATATTACTTCTAAAATCTTCTGCAACTTTTCCACCTTTTTGACCTGATCTAAAAGCAGTTGATATGGCTGTTTCACCAGCTCCTGTAGTCATACCTAATATTTTAGATGGTACTTTACTCGCTAAATTAACTGTGCCTCCTACAGCTTTTGTAGCACCCACTATAGGATCAACTTTACTAGCGATATTTGCTACTTTACCAACTTTGCCAGGTAACATTGCACCACCACTAAATATAATTGAAACATCTGACAACATTCCCACAGGATCAGTAGCAAAAGTTTTTTTTATATTTTCAATACCACCATAACGATCTTTAAAAAACTTACCTACCTCTCTCGCTAATTGTTCATTTCCTTGTTCTCCAGGTCTAATAAGATTAACAATACTTGAGCCAAGAGATTTTAAATCTTTAGCTGTTTGTATGGGATTTAAAATAGGTGTTATTAAATCTTTACCAAGTTGCATAGTGCTTTCATCTAAATTACCTAGAGCTTGAAAAAAAGCATTTGTGTTCGGATCGTACTCTTTAATAAAACCTTTTGTATTTTTAGTTTTACTAGATGTTTTTGATGTCTTGGTGTTAAAATCTGATAATTTTGCCATTACTCTAACCCTAAATTGTAAGTTTCATTTATTAAATTAATGTTGTTCTCTATAAATTGTTTCTCCGAGTCACTAATATCAGATTCAAATATTTCAAGTAATTCATCTCCAGTAACATTTGCATAGTCTGAAATATCATAAATATTTTGTTGTATTTGATTTTCTAAGGTTTGTGCATCTGACATATTAAATAAGTTTAGTCCTTCATAATTTTTCAAAGTACCTTTTTCTCTTAAATGAAAATACATTGACTCTTTAGTTTTTAGACCTTTTAAGGTTTCTTCTTTTAATCTTTGTAATCTTTTTATATTTACTTCTTCATCTAAAAATCTGTTGAAAGATGCTCTTACAAGATTTTCACCTTCTCTTTCTGTAAACTGTGCTCCAAGAGTTGCTCTAAGTGATTGAAATACTATCGACCTAATATCATCTTCTACTCCTATAGATTGAGGATTTAGAATTGCTTTTAATGCAAATGGTGTAGAACCAACCACAGGGCCAGTTACATTTTCATTTTGTAAAATATTAATAACATCATCAATTTTTTGTAAGTTAGTTAATTGTTGTGGTAAATCTTTCTCTATAAAATTATATAATTTTTTACCAGCTTCTTTATCAAATGATATATCTGCTGCTGTTAAAACAGTTCCATCTGGCATACCTTGAGAGGCAGATTCTTTTGCCACAGCTAAAGAATAAGCTAGTTGAGGATCTTGTTTTTGTAATTTATCCCAAGTTTTTTGTTCAGCTTCTGGAAGATTATTATAAAATTTAAAATTTTGTATATCTGCTGTATCTTTGTTGCTTGTAATTAGACCAGCAGCAGTCAAATCAAGTTCTCTTTGTAATAATTGATTTTCAAACTCTTGTTGTTTTCTTTCTGCTTCTGATTTATCAGCTTCCGTCATGTAACCAAGACCTTGAGCTATAGCTTGACCAAAAGACACTGGAGTTGTGGAATAACCACTTGCCTCTAATAAGCCTCTTGCAAAACCAATACCTTGAGGACTAGATGCAAAATCTAATAAATTTTGACCTAATTGATTTGGAGGCACATTAGGTTTTTGTTGTGTAGGTCTAACAAAAGCTGGTTTGGCATATACATTTTTTGCACCTTGTTCCATACCAGCAACAAAAGTATTTTGTGGCATACCTTGACCAAGAGTATAACTTCCTTCTTTTGCTGGTAATGCTGAAAATCTACCTCCAGGATTGTTAGCACCCATAGACATTCCACCAGTATTTAAAGCTGAGTAACTTCTTGGAGTCGTAAATGTAGAAAATGGTGTTGTTCTAGGTGTTCCCATTCCACCAACATTCATATTAGGGATAACATTCATTGAAACATTTAAAGGTGAAGAAGGGATAAGACCTCTATTTTGTAATGCTTTTGCTACCATTAAAAGAACCCTCCAAGTAATCCACCACCAATAGCTCCAACACCAGCACCGACTCCTGGTATCATTCCAGCAAGTCTAGCTCCTGTTAATGCTCCACCAAGTAATCCAGCACCAGTATTTCTAAAGACTGGTTGTGTTGATACAGTTGTCGAAGGCACAGCAGCACCTAATGAACCTAAGTATTGATTTAGTTTGATGTAGGGTTGTTGTTGGTTGTAGTCATATCTAGCAATAGCATCCTGTAATTTTGCCATTTCTAGTGCTTCTCTTTCTTGACCAACTTGTTGTAATCTTCCTATATCGTTGAAATCCATTTCGCCTAGTTGAGGTGCAATCTGAGTAGCTTGGAACTGTCTATCTCTTTCACGATTGAACTGATCTCCATAAACTTTGTTTGCTAATTCACCAAGACTTCTTGATAAGACTTCTTGATTAGCAGCAGATCCTAATCTACCAGCTCTACTAAACTGTGATTGTACTTGTGAGGTTACATCACCAGCCATTTGATTAAACAATGCTTGTGAGTATGGATTAGTAGTGGGTGATAAATAATCACCTGATAAAACTCTGTTTATTTCTTGTTGAGAAGAACCTAATAGTGGATTGCCTTGTAAGGCTCTCGCACTTGCTAATTGTAAAGCTGTTTCTGTTTCTGGTGCAAAGTCAACAAAAGTGTTATTAGGAAAAAATGAAGGTATATTAGGATTTTCATATAAATCCTGTGCTGCATTTATAGCTTGAGTATAATATGGCCTAATAAACTCTGATGGTTCACTTTCTGTTGTTGTAGTTACATTTGTTGGGTTTGATCCTTTTGACATGATTATATTTCCTTATTAAGTAAGTATGCTTTAACTTTAAATCCTTTCAATTTTCGTACCCAACCTTTACGACCAGCGACTTCGATATGAGTACAATTTTCTCTTTTTGCAAATTTTTCTATAACTATTTGTATTCTTTCTAACCAATTCTCTAGGTTAGTTCCTCCAGCTAAAAAGTATCGTAATACTTTTGACTGTGGGTAAACTGCTATTTCAGTAACAACAGCACTTTCTACTCGATCATTATTCCAACTTATAAAAAGTTGCATACGATCATTAATTAGACCTTCATATATATCCTCTATTGCGTATGTTTCGTCTAATGCTTTAGCTAAATATGAAGATACTTGACTCCATATAAATTCAACATCTTCACTAGGAACTCTAGTGACTACATTATCCAATGACACAGTATGATAAGTTTTGGTCTGCGTTTGTTGAACTTGCATGAGTTAATGTTGCACTACCACTTGCTCTTGCAGAGACATGAAGTCCATTCAGAGCTGTACTGCCATTTGCAGTTGTTGGCATGAACAATATTATTGAGTTACCACCAATTCTAGCATCGGTAAGAGTCGTTGTCGTTTGACTTGCTCTTAATGTTATTGTTCCTGTGCTGTTTAACTTTCCATTGATAGTGTTGTTCAATGATGTTGAAACTAATCGTAAGTGTTGTCCTTGATCTGGTATTGATAAAGGCACAAAAGGAAACTGATTATCTGCCACCTTCAGGTCTCGCTTCTATATCTACACCACTAAGGGTGTTAAAGTTTCCTGTCACATTTACTCTAACTCGATGATACCTGGATGTTGATCTTAAAGGACAAGTGCCACTATCATTCGTTGATACTGCATCGCCCACCGATATACTATCAAGCTGTGAATTTCTTGTTATAGGTGTGACTGTAACTGTAGTATTGGATGTGCCATCTACAATCGGTCTGCATTCAATCAGTGTCGATCTTTTATTCTCAGCACCTTCAAACTCTGTTGTATCAACTGTTGCTGAGAGGCTAGTAGCTAAGAACTTTCCAAACTTATGCTCACTATTAAAACCAGCTAGACCTACAATACCTTCTTTGTAAAAGTAGGAGTCTAATGATTTAGTTAAGTTATCTAGATTACCTAACACATCCAAACTCTCTAGAGTTGTAAATGCTTCTTGAGAGGCACTAGATATGAACTCTAAGTCTAGTCCACTTCCTGTACTCCATTTATCTACACTATAGTTATAAATTAAAAACTTATTGTTTGTAGTTCCTGTAGCTCCACCACCACGATAAGACCATACAACAATACTATTGTTAGGATCTATCGCACTTGTGATACCATCTAGGTTTGATGATAAATCATCAAAGAAGAAGTTATTAACACGACCATTGCCTATTGGTGTTAGTTGCTGTCCTCCAGTTAGTTTGTAAAAACCATCCTGTGCTAAGAAAAATATTTGATTTCCATAAGAGGCCACAGACTTTGGTGCAAAAGCTCCGATATTATCTGCAATCTTGTCAAACTGAAAAACTAATGGCACACCTACATAAGACATTCTGTAGATTGCCTTTTCCATAAAGATGACACCAGCAGACTCACCACCAACTATTGCTTGAACATTACCATGACTTCCAACAATATCTTGAAAGCCTGATTGTGTTGCTTGGCACAGGATG